ATCCTGCACATAATGCAACTATTTCAATTATAGAATCAACTACTGATACTATTACTGTAGATGTTGGTAAGTCTGGAATTGGATACGGTACTACTATAGGAATTACATCATTTGTTTATGACTACACAAGTGGTATTGGTACAATTATTACTGATGGTGATCACAACTTTACTGATCCTAATTTAATTGGTATTACTACAGGTGCTTTAACATTCACTTGTGAGATGGATGGTCAGTATAGCAATCATGTATATCCAAGAGCATCAGATCCTATTAATAACAAGTTCTTAGAAGTTCGTGAGGTAACACAGAATACATTCGATGTATTCGTTGGTATTACTACTAATGTTGGTTGGACACCTACTAATGCGGTTTATGATCCTGTAGCAGGTATCATGACAATGACCATACCTAACCATAATATTATGGCAGGTACTGGTATCAAGATTAAGGATAACTCACTTAACTTTAAGTGTGCTATGGATGGACTTACTACAAGTAAGTCTTACCCAAGGGTAACTGATCCTGTATTTGATACTGCGATCTCTGTTGCATCTACTACTGCTACTGGTATTGCTATTACTGTGGGTACATCACCTACTGTACAGTACAGTATCACTACTGCAACATATACACCTACTACTGGATTCCTTGATCTCAATATTGGGCAACATGGTCTAGCAGTACAAACTGCTATTAAGTTGGCGACTGGATCACTTATTTTCCGTTGTGACAAAGATAGTTATATTTCATCTCACGCATATCCACGCAATACTATTGACACTCAAACTGTAAATGGCGCAGTTTATGATGCAAATGCTGGTATTATGACTGTTACAGTTGTACCTGGCGGTAGACTTATTCACGATGGCGACTTTATTAAGTTTGATAATGACTCTATTTCCTTCAAGTGTGACATGGATGGCGGTACTTCTACGAAGACCTATCCAAGATCATCAGATCCTGTTAGTGGTAAGTGGTTGCCTATTACAGGCATTACAACCACCTCATTTGCTGTAAATGTAGGTAAGTCACCTATACAACCTTTTAGCATCTCCAGTGCCGTTTACGACCCCACTGCTGGCATTGTAACAGCTACTATTGGTGAGCACAACTTTATGACAGGTGTTTCTATTCAAATTTCACCTGAATCTCTATCATTCCGATGTGGTTTAGACACATACCAGAGTTTACATTACTATCCAAGATCTAGTGATCCTGGATTTACAACTGCGGTTTCTATTGCTTCTACGAGCGCAAATTCAATTTCGTTCCAAGTTTTAGCGTCAACACCGTCTACAAATATTTCAACTCATCATTATGTACCGCATGAAGGGTTAACTGCTGAATCTGGTACACAATATGATGGTGCTGCAGGTATCATGACAGTTAGATCTGCTAATCACGGTCTTACCAATGGTGATTGGGTTCTATTCGATACTGGTGCAGTTACCTTCACATGTGCTAAGGATGAGCACAGCACGACTCATGCATATCCTAGAGAGACAGATCCTTACAGTGGTAAGTGGATTCAGGTTTCTAATGTAACGACTAATACCTTTAGAACTAATGGTATGAGTTCTCCTGATACATCAGATCATATATTTGCGTCTGGTGTAACTGGTGCTATTAAGAGATCACAGGTTCATGGTGGTGGTGCTTATGGACATACCTTCCAAGCTGCTGGTGTTGGTAGCATGGATCAAAAGCGTGATAGAGCATTCGATCAACCAATTGGTATTCACTCAGTAGGATCTACTAGTGTTACCCCAACAAACGCTGTATATGATCCTGTAGCAGGTATTATGACAGTTACTGTTGCTGGTCATGGATTCATGAATAGTGATAGGGTTAAATTTGATACTGGAGCGATATCACTGAAGTGTGCTAGAGATCATTATAGAATTGCTCACGCATATCCTCGTGTATCAGATCCTATTCATGGTAAGTGGGTATCAATAGCAAGTACTACTGTCAATACATTTGCGGTAGATGTTGGTAAGACTGGTCCTAACGATCAATATGCACATACCTTTGATAGTGCAACAACAGGTGGTATTAAGAAACAGACTGGATATATTACTCTTCAAGTTGGTGTTTCAACTGACACAACTGAGCATCGTTATGACATTGGTGCAGGACATGAAGCAGCTAACGCAGTAACTAGCGGTGGTAACTATGCTCATACCTTTACTGGTGCTACTACTGGTGCAGTTCAGTATGGTGGCAATTATGCTCATTCCTTTGTAAGTGCTGGTGCAAGCACACTTTATATTGATTCTTGGTCTGGTGCTGCTCTAACACCAACAAATGCAGTATACAATCCATCAACAGGTATCTTACAGTTTACTGCTGCTAATCATGGATTAGTAAAACCTGAGAACTTTAAGTTAGCAGGTATTGGGGTTACATGTACATATGGTGCTAAGACTTATCCTAGCGGTGTTCAAGGTTACTATTACACTGTAAGGTCTGTAGGAACTACTACATCCTTTACAACATTCGTTGGTGTATCTACACTAGCACATCCTTATACAGGCGGTGGTACAGTAAGAGTTGGTTTAACAACTAACATTTACCCTGATTATGATCAGACATTGGATATAACTGGTATTGTTTCCACTAGAACATTCAAGATCAACGCTGGTATTAGTACTATTCATCACTCTTATAATAGCGGTGGTACTGTTGCTCCTTGGCATAATTTGACATTTGGTTCTGGATATAAGACAACTCTTGGAACAATTGATACTATCTGCGCTCATGATACTGTAGGAAGTGGTGAAACCATTACTGCAATTGTTGGTGCTGGTGGATCTCTAATCTTTAGTGTATCTAATGGTGGTACTGGATTTACTGAAAATGCTACTATTAAAGCACCACAACCAAATGGTGAGTATCTAAGTATTCAGGGTAGTTACAGAGAAGGACTTGGTAATACTACAACTACTGGTGTTGGTTGTTCAATAACAATTGATATCATAGGAGTAAGTACTAGTTTCATTGGGTTATCAACATCTCCAGAATTTGAACTATTTGAAGTTCAAAGATGGAATTTCTCAAAACTTGGATATGGATTTAAGATAGGTGATAAGTTTAATCTTGTTGGATTATCAACTGATCCTGATGCAGGTGATGACTTTGAACCATTTGAAATTGAAGTACTTGATATCTTTAGTGATGATATTGCGGCATGGCAGTTTGGTAATATTGATTATATTGATAATATCAAGGCATATCAAGATGGTGCTAGAACAAGATATCCACTCTATTATCAAGAGCAACTAATAAGTTTTGAAATTGATAATAATGATATTGATTCTAGACAAATTGATTTAGCACCAGTTCTTCTAATATTTGTCAATGGTGTTCTTCAAGAACCTAATAAGCATTATACATTTAATGGAGGAACATCAGTTTCCTTTGAAACACCTCCTACTGTAAATGATGATGTGTTTATCTTCTTCTATAGAGGAACAGTTGGAACTGATAGTGCTTTATTTGATGTTAATGAATTAATTAAGGTTGGTGATGATTTAGAACTATTCAAGAGTTCTGAAATAGAATTAAATAGGGTTGCTAAGGATAACACCAATTTCGCACAACAAGAACCAAGAATAGTTGTTAATGTAACTACAGCATCTGTTGTAGAAACACCATTCTATCAAGGTGCTGGTGTTAATAATGATAACTATAAACCACTTAGATGGAATAAGCAAAAAGTTGATAGAGTATTTGGTGGAGCAATAGTCTCTAAAGCAAGAGATTCTCTTGAAGCGCAGATTACTCCTACAGTAAATATTATTGCTGGTGTTGCTGCTACTGATACTTTTGTATTTGTTGATAATACTCAAAACTTCAGAGATCTTGATGGATTATTAAATGATCCATTTGGACTTTATATTTACGGTGTTGGTATTGGTACAACTGCACAAGCAGGTGTTAACTGGGAAATTTGGAATGATGTAGATCCTTTGGATGAAGATGTTCAAGGATACATTGGTGTTGTTACTGGTATTACTACTTCTGCTGGTATTGGTACTGATCTTGGACTTGTTATTCAATTGGATACTAACAACTTAGTTAATTCTGAAAATTCATCTTATGTTACTGGATTCTCAACTGGATATCCATTCAAACTTTATAATACAGGAATAACACCTGCAGCAGGTGTTATAACCAGTGTTGATGCTCATGATTCTGATCCTATTGGTATTAGTACCTTTGAAGTTGACAATATATACTATGCTCATGCATTATCATGGGATGGAAGTGCTAGAACAGGTGTTATCACATGTAACATCCATTCTGGAACTGATATTACAGGATTAGTTGGTGTTGGATCAACTGCAAATCCTACTGCATTGATTACATGGGGTAGATTCTCTAATTCACAAAGAGATCAAGCCCGTCCAATTAGTTTCAGTACTAAAGGACTTGAGTATAATCCTGATTTGGACAATTATCCAATCGCTAAGAGGATCAATACTGGTCTTAGGTACACAGGAGCACTTGGAAAAACCTTATAAATACAAAAAAAGTTTGCACTCTCATTAAACGATAGTAATGTCAGCAATTATAACCGATCAATTTAGGATCATAAACGCTAATAATTTCATGGATGATATTACTAGCGGTAATAATTCATACTACTCGTTTTTGGGATTGGCAAATCCAACCATTTCTGGATTTGGTAGAACTGATACTTGGAACAGCACTACTGTTGAACCACCTTCACCAATTGATAGTATCAATTACAATAACCATGTGTATGATACTATGTTATTTGGAAGGAAGATCTTTCCTGGTGATGTAAGAAGATTGGTTAGGAAAATTACTTGGACTAAAGGTACATCATATGATATGTACCGACATGATTATAGTACTAACAATCGTTCTTTAGTTTCTAACTCTAGTAGACTTTACTCATCCAACTATTATGTGATGAATAGGGATTATAGAGTTTATATTTGTATTAATAATGGTGCTGCTGGTATTTCAACTATTGCCAGTGCATCTTTAGATGAACCAAGTTTTACTGATCTTGAACCAGCTACTGCTGGTGTTAGTGGTGATGGGTATTCATGGAAGTATCTGTTTACAGTTCCTCCTGCGGATATCGTGAAATTTGACTCTACTGAGTATATTGCGGTTCCTAATGAGTGGGAGTCATCCACTGAGTCTGACATTAAAGTTGTCAGAGACAATGGTGATTCACAATCAAATAATAACCAAATTAAAGTAGTATCTATTGATGAAGCTGGAACAGGATATAATTTCTTATCCAGTCCCATTGAAGTTGATATTGTTGGTGATGGTAGTGGTGGTAAATGTAGAGTATTGACCAATACCCAAGGTCAAATTATTTCTGCACAAGTCACTAGTGGTGGTAAAGATTATAGTTATGCTCGTGTTGATCTTTCTTCGATCAATGGTTCTGCTACTAAATTTGCCAAATTGACACCTATAATTCCACCTTCAAATGGGCATGGTTTTAATGTGTATAAAGAACTTGGAACTGATAAGGTTCTAATTTATACTCGTTTTGATGCATCATCATATGATTTTGCTTCTGATACTGTATTTGCACAGGTTGGGTTAGTTAGAAATCCAACTGCAATTGGAGTGGCAGGAACAAATTATTTACAGACCTCTGAATTCTCTGCTTTAAAGGCATTTAAATTCTCAGGTAATACATCCCAAGCACTTGGGATTGGAACACAAATTGAGCAGAATATTTCTGGAGTGGGTACTGCCAGAGGTTATGTTGCTTCTTATGATATTGATACTAGAGTTATTAAGTACTTCCAAGATAGAAGTCTTTCTTATAACCAATCAACTTTTGATCAGACAGATAGTAAGCAAGTTTCAGCACAATCTCCTGTTTTGAATTTCCAGTCAACTGGTGATGCTGTCACTAGTACTGCTTTCAGTGTCAATGTAGATCAAACCTTTAGTGGCATATCTACAACTACACCTGCAGGTAAGGTTGTTGACCTTGGAGTTCAGTTTACAAATGGTCTCGCTGATCCTGAAATAAATAGACGCAGTGGAGACATTATCTATCTTGATAATAGACCATCTATTACAAGAAACTTGCGACAAAAAGAAGACATCAAAATCGTATTAGAATTCTAAAAAAATGCCACAACAGACTAACCTGAATATAAGTCCATATTACGACGACTTTGACAGGACAGACAATTACCATAGAGTTCTATTCAAACCAGGATTCCCTGTACAAGCTCGTGAATTGACTAATTTACAGTCAATCATGCAGAATCAGGTTGAACAGTTTGGTAGTCATATTTTTAAAGAAGGGTCTGTTGTAGTTCCTGGTGCTTGCCATTATGATGGGCAGTACTTTTGTGTTAAGTTGGATCCTACACATTTAGGAACAGATATTGAAGTATATTTAAAAGATATTGTAGGAAAAAGAATTAAAGGCGAAACATCCGATGTAACAGCATTGGTAGTTAATTGTATCACATCTGAAACTTCTACTGAAAATCATCCAACTCTTTATATAAAATATTTGCGTCCAGGTCCAAGTGGAGATTTCCAATACTTTGAAGATTCCGAAAATCTATTATTAGAAGAACAAGTTACTTATGGGAATACCACTCTAGGTGAAGGGTCATCATTTGCTTCAACTATTTCTATAGATGCAGCAACAATTGGTACTTCTGCTAGTATTGGAGATGGTGTTTATTTTGTAAGAGGTGCTTTTGTAAGGGTTAATCAACAAACAATAATTCTAGAACAATATCATAATGCGCCGTTCTATAGAATTGGATTGCAGGTAGTTGAAAAAGCAGTTAATGCTAAAGAAGATCCAAACTTATATGATAACGCAAAAGGATATTCTAACTATGCTGCTCCAGGTGCAGATAGATTAAAAATAGAACTTGTACTTACTAAGAAAGAGACTGAAGAAACGGATGATACTGATTTCATCGAATTGATGAGAGTCAGGGCAGGGAGAATTGAAACATGGATAAAGAGAGATCCTCAATACAGTATGGTAAGGGATTACATTGCTAAAAGGACATTTGATGAATCTGGAGATTATACTGTAAGTCCATTCTTTGTTAATGTTAGAAACAGTTTAAATGATAGAAAGGGTAATGATGGTCTGTTTTATGCTAACGAACCAACTGTAGAAGGAAATACCCCTAATGATGATTTGGCATGTGTTAAGATATCACCAGGAACAGCATATATTAAAGGATATGAATTTAAGACTTTTGGTACAACTGTAGATGTACTAAAACCCAGAACAACTCAAGAAGAGTTTAGCAGAGAATCTTTTGCCCTTCAAATGGGTAATAGTGTTACAGTTAATAATGTTTCTGGTATTACTACATTTAGAAATACTATTGATCTTCAATTAGCGGATGCCACTGGTTCTGGTAAAACTAAAATTGGTGAAGCAAAAGTATATAATTTTGGTTTAGTTGATGCTAAGTATGAAGATGCTGCAACTGATTTTGATCTATTTTTATACGATGTTCAAACATACACTACATTAGATCTAAATGATTATGTTTCTAGTAATGAAGTTAATGCATCTGCTTATCTTAGAGGAAATCAAAGTGGAGCAACTGCATACGCTGTAAATGCTGGTGCTGGATCTAGTACTCTTACAATAACCCAAACATCTGGTGTATTCCAACCAGGAGAACAGATTATTGTAAATGGTAAAGAAGAAAATGTATCTAGAACTGTTGAGAAGGTAATTACTTATGATATGAATGATGTTACTAGTTTTGCACAATCTGGTAATTCATTCACTGCTGATAAAAAGTTATATGGCAAAGTTCCATTTGGATTTAATGCCACTGACCAGGTAAGAATAACAACTGGTGGTGTAGTTACTTCTCCAGGAAGAACTTTTGAAAGGTTCCAACCAGGTGATATTATTAGATATCAGATACCAGGTAATAGTAGGATTCAACAGAATGTAGTTGAAGTAGTTGCTAATACTGGTGCTAATATGACAGTTAGAGCAATCTCTTCTGTCACTAATTTGTATAATGGTGCTCTTCCAGGTTCTACCTATGAGGGTCAAATTAGAATAGGTGAACAGGATTTAGTTTCTAACGATGGTGGTGGATTGTATTTAAGACTACCTGCTACCAATGTTGCTGATATAGACTTTACTGGATCTGAGATGATTTTCTCAGAACAAGTAACTGGTGAATCCACAGATGCTAATGGTGTTCTTGTAGTTAGTACAAGTTCTATTGATATAGATGATATTAATTTTGTAGCATTTGACCAAGAAAGATATCAAGTACAATACTCCAATGGTAATATTGCTGAAATTGATCAATCTCAAGTTGAGGTTGCCACAAATACTTTGACCATCAACGGTCTTTTATTCAGTCAATCAGGTGTTAGAGTTAATGTTACTGTATCTAAAAAGAATATTAAGAGTAAAGTTAAGTCATATCTTAAGAGTCAGACAACTAATATCATATATTCAAACAATTCTGGATCAGGAACTAATGCTAGTTCTACATTAAATGATGGATTAACTTCTAAGCAATTATATGGAACTAGAGTTCAAGATGAGCATATTTGTTTAAATCATCCAGATGTATCTGAAGTTGTAGCAGTATATGAATCATTAGATAATAATGCTCCTATTTTCGATAAATTAATTTTTACATCTACTGATTCTATATTATCAGAAGCTATAGTTGGTGAAGATATATTAGGAGCAACAACAAATTCTGTGGCAAGAGTTGTTTCTGTTGATGCAGGTAGTAGTTCTATAAGTGTTGTTTATAGAACAGCAGATAAGTTTAATCTTCTTGAAGAACTTAATTTCCAAGATTCTAATACATCATCTATTCTTCAGGCAGTAAGTCCTGGAAAATATAGAGATGTAACAGATTTGTTTGTATTAGATTCTGGGCAAAGAGAACAGTATTATGATTATTCTAGATTGGTAAGATTTGATAATAGTTATATTCCATCTAGAAAATTAGCTATTGTATTTGATAGATACCAAATTCCATCTGCTGATACTGGAGATATATTCACAGTCAATAGTTATGATGCAGATAGATTTAATCATGATATTCCTTTAATAGGAATTAATAAAGTAAGAGCAACTGACACTTTAGATTTTAGACCTAGAGTATCAGAATATAGTCCTGCATCTGCTTCTTTCTCTCCATTCTATCAATCTAGTAGAATATTTAATGATGAACCTAAAAGGATAACAACTCCTAATGAATCTGCAGAATTTGGATTCAAAAATTACTTAGGTAGAATTGATAAGTTAATTATGAAGACTGCTGGTAATGTAATTGTAGTTAAAGGAACACCAGCAAATAAGCCAAAACCACCTGCTGATGAAGTAGATGGTATGACTATTGCAGTCATTACTATGCCAGCATATCTTTATGATATTGATGATTCTGCAGTTTATTTAATGGATAATCGCAGATACACAATGCGTGATATTGGTAGAATTGAAGATCGTGTAGGAAATTTAGAAAAGGTTACTTCATTATCTTTACTTGAGCAAAAGGTTGCTACTTTACAAGTTAAAGATGCAGATGGACTTGATAGATTTAAGAGTGGTTTCTTTGCAGATTCATTTAAATCATCTGATTTTGTTGATGTTTCATCTCCAATAGATGTTGATGTTGATAAGGGAGAATTAAGACCTCTTAATGATCTTAGTTCTGTTGATATGCAGTTGTTGCCTTCTACACAACTACCACCAGAAGAATTAGATTTATCACAAGATTTTGCACTTCTGGATAGTAATACCAGAAAGACTGGTAGAATGATTACTCTTAATTATGAAGAAGAAGTATTCGTTAGTCAGGATTTTGCTACTAGAGTTAATAACTTAAATCCATTCCTTGTTCATAAATTTAAAGGTGATGTTACTCTAAACCCATCTAGTGATAACTGGATTAGTACTCGTAGATCTAGGACTTTACAAACACAGACCATTAGAAGAACTTCTTATGATACTAGATTATCAGTAAGCAATATTGATGGTGGTTTTGGTGACGATGAATTAAGAATGTCTGAAAGTAGTGGTGTAAGAAGTGTTGAAAGGGACGATATTAGATCAGAAAATACTTATATTGCTAGTGAAACTTTTGATCCTTGGTGTAGATCAAGGAATGTAGCATTTAATGTTCAGTGTTTAAGACCATTTAGTAGATATTTTATATTCTTTGATCAAGTAGGATCAGTTGATGTAGTTCCTAAAATTATTGGAATATCAAATGTAATCGGAGCATTTTCTGTTGGTGAAACAATTACTGCTTTGGTTGGTGGAGAGACTTTCAGATTCAGACTTTGTAGACCAGATCACAAAGAAGGTCCATTTGCAAATCCAACTAGAGTATTTGAACAGAATCCTTTAGATAGAAATGAGACTCTACCTACAGCATATTCTCAGGGTTCTACAGTTATCAATATTGACTGCAATGCTTTAGCAGCAGCTGCACAAGGAGACTTCTTTGGATTCCTTCCTATTGGAACGGTAGTTGCAGGTGAAACTAGTGGTGCTCAAGCAACTATATCTAATGCTGGTGCTCAACAGGGTGCTGGTCTTGAATTAAGAACAGACGCATATGGTGATGTTTACGGTGCTGTATGGATAAGAGATCCAGAAAGAACTCCAACACCATTAGCAAGAATTAGATCTGGAGAAAGAGAATTTAAGGTTACCTCAAGTTCCACTAATGCTACTGGACTAAGAGGTAGTACTTTAATATCTTCTGGTGCTGCAACATACACTGCTGTAGGAACTACAAGAAATGTACAAACAGATGTTAGAGTTACTACTTTAGAAACTACGACAATAGAGAGAAATTACGGACTGACCCTTGTTAATAGAAGGCCACCCCCACCTCCTGAACCTCCTGCTCCAGAGCCACCATTAATCATCGTAATGCCTCCTCGGACGGTAAGAGTTCCTGGACCACCTGTACCGAATCCTATACCTGGACCTCCAGTTCCTGGACCTCCAGTATTTGTTCCTGTACCAAACCCAATACCTAATCCTATACCTACTCCTGTTCCTACACAGGAAGCAAATGAGGATGATCCATTGGCACAATCATTTATGGTTGACCAGTTTGGTGCATATGTAACTTCGGTTGATGTTTACTTTGCGACAATCGATACCGATCCTTCTCGACCTGCATTCGTGCAAATAAGAGAGATGGAACTTGGTATTCCTAAGAAGGAGATTATTAACAAGGATGCTATTGTATTTTTAAATTCTGCAGATATTCAGACATCAGTAGATGCTTCTGTTGCGACACATGTGACATTCCCGTCACCCGTGTATCTAAAACCAGCAACTGAATATGCTTTCATTGTTGGTGCTCCTGCTAATGGATATGAGATCTTTACAGCAGAAATGGGACAGACGGCACTTAATGCTCAGAATCTTCCGACTGCTGCTGGTAGAGTTTATGCTAACCAATTCTTAGTTGGTAACATGTTCAAGTCCTCTAATGGTCGAACATGGACTCCATCTCAGTTTGAGGACTTAACATTTAAACTGTATCGAGCTAAATTCACTTCTGATGATGGTGTTATAACCTTCCAGAACCCTCCTCTTAGATCGAACAACGCAACATTACCACCATTGAATACAGATCCAATACAAGCACTTCCTAAGAAGGCTGCTGTTGGATTTACGACAACTACAACTCCTGGTCATATAGGAACTGTATTTGTTCCTGGTAGAAAGGTTGGTGATAGTACTGCCACTTATCGATATGGTTATATCGAAGATAGGGGTGGTCCTGCAACAGGTGTTGTTGGAATCAATACAGGTGGACTCAATTATGGTACTCCACTTGCTGCTGTTAGAACCTTTAACATTACTGGTAAAGGTACTGGATTAAAACTTGGTGTATCAGTTGGTGCTGGTGCTTCCGCTATTACTGCAGCAACGATATCTATTGCTGGTAATGGTTATAAAGTTGGAGATATGGTCGGTATTGTAACTGCTGATATGAGTGGTTCTGGTACTGGTGTTAGAATTGGTATTAACTCCATTAATGGATTAGATACTCTTTATCTAACTGGAATGCAAGCAGAAGAATTTACTGCTGGTGCTAATCTAAACTACTTCCATGAAGCTGGAACTGTTGTTGATTCTGGTCAAGATGTTTATAGGTATGATGCTACAGGTAGCATTTATACTGGAGAATATGCAAGAATCAATCATTTCAATCACGGAATGTATGGTATTGGAAATAAGGTAGAAGTTAGTGGTGTAGAACCTAATACTTTACCATCAACATTATCTACATTAGTCAACTCTACTACAACTAGCGTTTCTATCGCTGACAGTACTGGATTTGATGTATTTGAAGGAGTACTTGTTAGTGCTGCTAATACTGGTTATGCTAAGATTAATAATGAGGTTGTTTCCTACACAACTGTTGGTATTAACACTCTAAGTGGTATTGTTAGAGGAGTAGATAATACTCAGTCTATCAATCATGCTGAAGGTTCTGTAATTAGCAAATACGAATTTGCTGGTGTATCATTAAGTAAAATTAATGCAGAGCATGATGTATCGCCTTTAGAGAAGAAGATGGATGATTATGTCATCAAGGTTGATAGAGGCGGTAGAGCTGCTGATAACGGCGGTCTCAGTATGCCTCAGTTAGGATTCAATGCTGAGATATATGGCGGTGGTGCTAATGCACACGCTTCTAAGAATATCCAGTATAATACTATTGTTCCAGCATTTGATGTTACTACTCCAGGTGCAACAGACTCTGCAGTAGTTAATGTAAGAACTGTTAGTGGAACTAGTGTTGATGGTAATGAAACATCATTTAGTGATCTTGGATTCTTACCATGTGCAGTTAATCAAGAGACTAAATTACCAAGTACTAGAATCGTTGCTTCTGAAGTTAACGAAAAAGATAGTCTTACTTCCTTATTCAGAAATAAATCTTTGACAACAAGGATTGCTATTTCTAACGGTGGTAATTTCTGGAGTTCTCCTATGTTGTGCTTAGACACAGCAAATGTTCAGTTCACTTCAAGTAGACTTAATAAACCAATTGGTAATTATGCTACTGATCCAAGAGCTAATGTTCTAACAGGAGATTTACATACTTCTTATTATCAATCTAAGATAATAAACATCAAACAACCAGCAACTTCTCTTAAAGTTGTGTTCGATGCATTTAGACCTGCATCAGTTGATTTCAGAGTTATGTACAGTCTGGTAAGAGGTGATTCTAGTGAAATTGAACAGAGTTTCGAGTTATTCCCAGGATACGCAAATAGCGTAGATACCACTGGCGATGGCTTTGGAGATACAATGCTTGACTCTGCTGCCAATGATGGACAAGCAGACAAGTTTATTCTTCCAGCATACAAGTGGAATGAGTATCAGTACACTAGAAATGATTTGTCACCATTCACAGGATTTGTTATTAAAATTGTGTTGAGTGGAACAAACCAAGCTGATATTCCAATTATCAAGAATGTTCGAGCACTCGCATTAGCATGATCCCAGTAAAAGGACACCCTAATTTGTATAGGGATGAAGAAACAGGAGCTATCATTAATACTGATAGCTCTGGGTTTTCTGCTTATCAACAAGCAAAAGCCAAAAAAGTATTAGAAAGAGAAGAGCTAGATAATATGAAGCATGAGATTTCTGAAATAAAGGACATGCTTGCAAAAATTACAGCAAAATTATGAGAGATCCACACAAGGAATTTTTAAGATTTCATTATGGTGAAGAAGCAGTTCCACAAGATACTGCTAACTTAACGGATCTTGAATTGATAAGAGCAGATATAGATAGCCTTCATAAAAAAGTTGATATGCTAGTGGTAGAGATAAAGAAACTAAATACCTTATAGGATAATAGTAAGCATAGCAGATGGCAATTTTTGTCTCTAATTTGCAGATTGAACAGGGAACTGATTTTGAGCATTTATTTGCACTTGGTGATAACGATAATAACACTACCCTGAATCTAGCAGGTTTTACAGCGTCAGCACAACTGAGAAAATGGGCAGGTAGTACAAACTATGTTGCCTTTGCTTCGACTATATCTAGTCCATTGGAAGGGGAAATCCAAATCTCAATGGCATCTACTATAACAACCGATATTAAACCTGGTCGTTACCTTTACGATGTTCTTTTGAATGACGGTACTAGCAAGGTCAAAGTCGTTGAAGGAATGATCAATGTTAGAGCAGGGGTAACAAGGTAATGCCTTCTTTACGAATTGGTACTGGCAGCCAAGTTAAGGTTATTGCCAGCGGCTCCTTAGGGGGAGGCGGTGGTGGAGGTAAACTAGTTTTACTTTCTGATGTTAATGCCAATAATCTAGCAAACGGTAGTTTTCTAGTTTATGACTCAGCATCCGCTAAATTTATAACGCAAACTAACTTACCATCCACCACAATTGATGGAGGGGAATACTAATGGCCGCAACGATTCTGATAAAGAGGACTCAAGGAACCTCACCACCAACCGCAGCACCAGTTGGAACTGGTGTATCCTTTGGTGAATTAGTATATACCTACGATACATCTGATGTAGGTGCTGGTAAGTCGTACAAGAAATTATATATTGGTAACCCAGCTGGTCCTACTCAACCTCCAATTGTTGTTGGTGGTGAGTATTACACTCAAATGTTGCCAGAGAACCCAGCTGACTTTGGTAAGCCAGTTGCTTCTAAGGCGGTTATCCTTAACCCCTCAGGGCAAGTTGTATCTTGGAATGTTCAGACTGATCTTAATGTAGGTGCATCAGCAACAGTTACTTCTGATTTAACAGTTGGTGGTAATTTGAATGTAACTGGTGATTTAACATATGACGAAGTAAATGCAAGAAATTGGAATATAACTGGTGTAGGTACTATCCCTACTCTTTATGTAACTGACATTACTGACACTCTTAACTTACAAAGTAAGGTAGGTATTATAAGTGCTCTTTCTGGTGTTGGTGGTACATTTAACGATTTTAATTCAACATCTGCACAGTTTGAGCAGATTAATGTAAGTCATGCATCTACTACTAAGAACCTTACGGTTACTGGTATTGCAACTATTGAAGATAATGTAGACTTCAGAACGCAGTTAATAAGAATTGGTAGAGAAGCAGGTGAACTAGAAACTGATGGTACTGATCGTCAGGGGTTCTTTATTGGTAACTGGGCTGGTCAACAAGCTGGTTTAGGTAATAACACTAAGAGAAACATTGCTATTGGTCACAGTGCCTTCCAGAAGGGTGGTAAGACTAAGGCAGAATCCAATTTATTCTTAGGTCATTTTGCTGGACAAGAAGCAGAAGGATCACATAACATCTATATTGGTGATAAGGTTGGACAGGATTTAGGTTCACAGTCTGTTATCACTTATGGTGAGACTGGTAATGCCAGCACCATTTCATTCTCTGATGGTAGTTCATTAGGTAATGATCCATATGCTTACAGAGTATATGGTACTACAGATAATTTCTCCAACTTACAAGGTGGAGATTGGGCGTTTGAGATATCACAACTTGGTGATCTTGGTACAATTAACAGTGCTGTTACTGGCAACCTATCATTTAACATTGGTACTTGTACTAATGCTCATCTAGGAAAATTAATTGGTCAGCAGTTTAAAGTAAAAGGACAAGACAATTTTGCTTTATTGACTGACAATAATGATGCTATTTACCTGTCAGGTGGTAGTATTGGATTAACAGATACTTATGGTTTCATAGTTGTTAGATCTGGTATCACAACAAATAGTGGTAAGGAAGATCACGATCAGAACATTGGTATAGGTAGAGAAGCACTATGGGGTGCTGGTATATCAACTAACCAGAGCAACAACATTGCTATTGGTGCGTTTGCTTTATATAATGTTTATGGTAGTGATAATGTTGCTATTGGTAATTCTGCTGGTGCTAATAATACTGGTAGTAACAATGTTATTATTGGTAAAGGACAAGATGTTAGATATCCAGATCAAGATGATCAGTTAGTTATTGGTTCAGGTGATGTTAAGTGGGTTTCAGGTAATAGCGACGGTTGGGTCGGGGTGGGAACTACCACGCCAACAGCGTTACTCGATGTAGATGGTGATGTCAATATAACTGGTGTTGCTACTGTTCCTCAGTTAGATGTTAATAATCTTGGTATAGAAGACATTAAGATTACTGCTGGTTTAGCAACTGACTTAGCAGTTACTAATTTAGTCAACTCGGTTGGTATCATTACTAATGCCTACATTGATGTAGGTGTTGTAACATCATTAGTTGGTACTTATGCAACTATAACAGTATTTGACACTGAGACTGCAGATCTTAGAGATGTTAAAATAACTGCTGGTATCATAACAGATATTGTTGGTACTGCTGCTACAATCACTACGATTGATGCTACTGTAACTGACATTATACATGGTAATATTGTTGCTGGTGTTATCACATCGATAACTGGTATCTATGCAACCATTACTAATTTTGACACTGAATTAGCAGACCTTAAGGATGTTAAGATCACTTCTGGTATCATTACTGATATCGTTGGTACTGCAGCAACTATAACAACAATTGATGCTACAGAAGGAGATATAGTTAATGCTAAGATCACTGCAGGTATTATTACATCACAAGTTGGTACTTACGCAACTATAACAGTATTTGATACAGAAACAGCAGATCTTAGAGATGTTAAGATAACTGCTGGTATCATAACAGATATTGTTGGTACAGCAGCAACTATCACAACTATCGATGCCACAGAAGGCGACATAGTTAATGCTAAGATAACTGCTGGTGTTGTTACATCATTAGTTGGTACATATTCAACAATTCAAGATGTAAATATTACTCACGACTTTAGAGTTGGTGGTGCATCAACATTCGTTGGTAATGTTACTTTCCAAGGTGGTGTAATTGGTCTTGGTGATTCTACTAGTGATGCTATTGTATTCAATGCTGACATTGATTCAAGTTTCATTCCTGATGATGACGATACCTATAACCTTGGTGCTGCTACTCAACAGTGGAAAGATCTTCATATTGATGGCACTGCTTATATTGATGATCTAAGTGTCGATTCAACAGTTGGTGTTTATGCAACTATAACAACTTTTGACACAGAAACTGCAGACCTTAAGGATGTTAAGATTACCTCTGGTATTATCACAGACATAGTTGGTACTGCTGCTACAATCACTACGATTGATGCTACGGAAGGTGATATAGTAAATGCTAAGATTACTGCTGGTGTTGTAACATCGATAGTTGGTACTTATGCAACTATAACAAACTTTGATACTGAGACTGCAGACCTTAAGGATGTTAAGATTACTGCAGGTATCATAACTGATATCGTTGGTACTGCTGCATCTATCACTACAATTGATGTAACAGAAGGAGATATAGTTAACGCTAAAATTACTGCTGGTGTTATCACATCTATAGTTGGTACTTATGGTACTATTACGACTCTTGATGTAGAGACATTAGATGCTCAATCATTAAGCATTACTGGTGTTGCTGCTACTGATATCGTTGGTACTGCTGCGTCAATCACAACGATTGATGTCACCAACATGGATGTCAATGATGTTAAGGTACTTGCTGGTTTAGCAACTGACTTTGCGATTACTAACCTTGTAACTCAGGTTGGTATTGCTACATCTGCATTCATAACATCTGGTTTTATGACATCACTATACGACTCCACTGGAGTTGTTGGTGTTAATACTCAGCATGTATTAAGTACTAATACTGATGGTACTATCACTTGGCGTGAACCTGCTCAAGTTGGTATTGCTACTGTTAACCCTGCTGATGATGTATGGTTTGTTGACACACATGGTGTTGATGCTTATGATGCGTCTCGTGGTCGTACTGTTGATAGACCTTTCAGATCGATTAGATACGCTTTATCAAGAATTTCTAATAGGTATGAGCATACCTACAATGGTGGTACTGCTACAAACGCAGTTAATGTTCAAAGTGGTGCTGAGTCAGGTAATCAAAAATCTCCTAATGGAGCAACTTATAATGAGCAAACTGGAGAGTTAACTCTAGCATTTGGATCTGCTCACGGATTATCAACGAACGATACAATTACTCTTGATAACAATTCATTATCATTCACCTGTACGATGGATGGTAATACTGCAAGTAAGACTTATCCTCGTGCTGGTAGTGATCCTATTGCTGGTGTAACAACTGCTGTTACAGTACTCACTACAACTTCATTAAAAATTAATGTTAATGTCTCTCCTATAATCAGAGGTGTTAATGAAATATTGAATATTGGTGGTGGTGTATATGAAGAGACATTCCCATTATATGTTCCCGATGGATTAACTGTTAAGGGTGCTGGTCTTCGTGCTACTAAGATTAAACCAACTGTTGCTACTAAACAGAAAGACTGTTTCTTAATGAATGATAGAACAGTTGTTGAGGATGTAACTATCTCTGACATGTACTTTGATACCGCAGGTAATCAAGGTTTTGCATTTAAGTATCAACCTGGTATTGCTATTACTAGCAGATCACCTTATGTACAGCGTGTAACAGTATTCAACAAAGGTACTAATCAAACTGCTGCAGATCCTTATGGTTTTGGTTCTGCTGATTCAGCTCCATCTTCTTACATATCTGGTGCTGGTGCATATGTAGATGGTTCACAAGCACAATCTTCTTCTCTTGAAGCAGCAATGCTATTCAATGAAGTAACCTTCATTGTACCTAATAATAAGGGTATTGTAATGACCAATGGAGCTCGTGTTGAGTTCCTTAACTGTTTCACATACTTCGCTTCTGAAGGTATTAGAGGTGAATCTGGTACAGTCGGTCTTTCATCTGCTGGTAAGACAAGATTAAGATTAACTGGTATTACTACAACATCAGCACTTGGTATAGGTAATACTATTACCTACTATGACACTGATGCTGTTACTGGATTAGCTACTGCTGTTGTTGCTGGTTATGATGGAACATATCTTGATGTAACTGGTAAGCAAACTGGATTTGAAATAATTAACAACAGAACTGCTAAGACACTTACATTTAATGGACATGCTCAATTAGACACTACTGTCAAGAAATTTGGTAGTGCATCACTTAAGTTAGATGGTACTAACGATTCTGTTAGTGCAGCATCCCATGATCAGTTTGGATTTGGTACAGATGAATTTGCTGTTGGTTTCTGGGTTTACAGAAACTCTACTGGATTAACTAGTGCTACTGCTCTTGACTTTAGAGATTCAGGAACAGATGCAAGTGGTTTAAGTATTGCCTTCAGAGGTAGTGAATACGATGTTCGTGTTGGAAATACAACAGCATTATCGGCTGCTAGTGCAGGTATTACAACTGGTGCATGGCATCATATCGCTGTTGCTAAAGTAGGTACAAAATTAATAGCATATTCTAATGGTGCTAAGAGAGCTGAAGCAACATCATATAGTACTGATCTTGGTTTACAGAAACCTGTTGTAATTGGTGCTGACTTTGATGGTGCTGCTAATGCGGTTACAGGTTGGTTTGATGATGTATTTGTTCAAAAAGGATTGCATCCATTCCCAGATGGTGCATATACTTATGGTTATAGTGCTGAGGCTGCTGGTAATAGGAAGACTTCATTACTAGTTAACTTTAACGGAACTAACGGTGTTACTACTGCTACTGATAATGTAGCAGTTACTCAAGATATTAGAATCACTCAACCTAACAGTGGAGTAGGAACTGCTAGTAAGATCATCCTTGCTGATTACAGTCAGTTTGGTGCTGACATGCGTTCAGTTGGTTGTGCTGTTGAGTACGGTCAAAAGGGTGTTGTTGCTGATGGTGATGGTGTAACACTAAGGTGTTTTGCACTTAACTTTAACCATGTTGGTTCTGGTGGTGATATTACTAACGATCCTAACCTAGCAATACAGGCAAATGAAGTAACTCAGGTTAATAACGGTGATGTATCATTTGTAAGTATTGACCAAAAAGGAGACTTCCGTGTTGGTGATGCGTTTTATGTTGACCAAGAAAATGGTACTGTAGCATTCTCTCAACAGGTAACCAGTCTTCAGGCACTATCAAACTTAACTGTTTCAGATTCTTCTGGTAATAGTAGTCAAATAACACCTACTAGTGGTACATTTGGTAACATCCAAATCGCTGGTAATAACATTGAATCTACTACAGGTGATATTAACATTGACCCTGCTGGTGCTGGTGATATTAACATCACTGGTGATGTCAATGTTTTAGGTATCTTAACTGCTACAGTTATTCAGTTAGATGCATTCCAGAAAGGTGATACATCTATTGCTTTAACTGATAGTGGTAGTGATGGTACTATCGTTTCAAGTACTGAGAATACTGAAGCGATGCGTATCGATGCCAATCAAAAAATTGGTATTGGAACTGCTACTGTTAGAGATAGATTAGATGTATTAGACACTGCTAGATTCGAGAGAATCAACGCTACAGGCGTTGTAACAGTCAGCAGTAGTGCAGATGTTAATAACCTCGATGCAGTAGATGCTAAGATCGCTACAGGTCTTGCTACAAACTTTACAGTAGGTCAAACAAGAGGTGATGGATCATTAACTATCAATTCACCTGTTGGACTTAACAGTCATACAGATGTCCCCGACAATGTTGAGTTTAGAGTGGGTGAAAACTCCGACTTTAAGTTCTATCATCAGGATACTGATGCATTTGCTAACAGAGGACATAGTATTATTCAGCATAGTAATGGTAATGCTACTTACGGTAGATTACAAATAAGAAGTGATTACTTCAGTGTACAAACTGCTACAGGTAATAGCGACTTCTTAATGGCAGACAGTAAGACTGTCAAGTTGATGTATGCTGATACTGCAGCTTCAGGTGATGGTGCTAGATTGATTGTTAGAGCATCTGGTTCAGAGATGCTTGGTATAGTTACCTTTAAGGATAACGGTGTTTATAAGGGAGAAGTTGCAATTGGTTCTTCTATAACAGCAACTGCTGGTGTAGTAACTGCCAATGCTGTTGACCTTGCTGATGCTGACATTCTTGACGCTAAGATCACTGCTGGTTTAGCAACTGACTTTGCAATAACAAATGCCAGAATACAAACTGGTATTGCTACTGAGATGACCTTCGCTGGTTTCTCAACCTTCGTTGGTATAGCAACATTCCAAGACGACATATATATCGCTGGTAACTTAAATGTTATTGGTGATGTTGTATACGATGAGGTTAATGGTAGAAACATTAAGATTACTGGAATCAGTACCTTTAATGAAGTTGTCGTTGTTGGAGTAACCACTATATTTGACATTAAGATCGGTGCTGGTAGTTCTACCACTAAGATCGAAACTAATAGCGGTGAACTAGTTCTAGATTCTGCTGCTGGTCAAGTAACAGTTCAAGATAACTTCCAAGTAGTTGGATACGGTACATTCAAGAATGGTTTATACTATCGCTCAGATCAAGATGGAAGCACTGGTATTGGATACAGTGGTCCAAATGGAATGGGTTACTTTGAAGCAGATGGAAGACTAGTAAGTACAGCAAGTACAGTTGGTTTCTTAACTACTTCTAACTATGTGATGACCACAAACGCTGGTGGAGTTCCAACATGGACAGACTCAATTGATGGAGGATTCTTCTAATGGCAAAACCAAATAGTAGGGCAACATTACAAGATTATTGTTTAAGACAATTAGGTGCTCCAATTCTGGAGATTAATGTTGCCGATGAGCAAGTTGACGACTTAATGGATGACTCTCTACAGTTTTTCTATGAGAGACATTTTGATGGTGTAGAAAAGGTATTGCTTAAGTATCAACTTACTGAAGAAGATAAGAGAAGAGGTAGAGCAAGAGGTGGTGATAATAATTTAGGTATTACTAGTACAACTACTGCATCTGGTGTATTTGAGGAAAATTCCAATTATATAACTGTACCTGATTCTATATTAGGAATTGAAAGAGTTATGCAATTTGATAGTAGTGGACTTAGTAATGGTATGTTTAACTTGAAGTATCAGTTGTTTTTAAATGATGTTGCTTTTAACATGGGGTATGATGGTCTCCTAAATTATTCTATGACCAAGACATATCTAGAAGATATTAATTTCTTATTGACTACATCTACTCAGATTAGATACAACAAGAGAAACAATAAGCTTTATTTTGATATTGATTGGGCTTCTACTACTGTTGGTCATTATGTATTAATTGAGTGTTATAGAATTATGGATCCTTCTAACTATAGTGAAGTATATAATGATTCTTTCTTGAAGAGATATCTAACAGCAAAGATTAAAAAGCAATGGGGTCAGAACCTCATCAAATTCCAAGGAGTTAAACTTCCTGGTGGTATAGAACTTAATGGTCGTCAGATCTATGAAGATGGTGATCTAGAGTTAAGAGAAATTGAAGAGAAGATGCTCAGTACTTATGAAATTCCAGTCCTTGACATGATAGGTTAATGCCGTTATCCCCCTTTTTCCAACATGGTTCACCCGATGAGCAGAGACTTATACAGTCACTGGTCGATGAACAGATTGGAATGTTTGGTTTAGATTGCTACTACATTCCTAGGAAACAAATAGTTACTGATGATATTTTAGGTGAAGTTCAATCATCAAAATTCAACGATAATTATATTATCGAAGCATACCTAAACAACTATGAGGGTTACGCTAAGGGTAGTGATATAATGACTAAGTTTGGGATCAACTTACAGAATGAAATTACTTTAACAATATCAAGAGAAAGGTTCGAGGATTTTATTGCACCATTTCAGTTTAATTCAACAAATTTAAATGCTGCTAGAGATGGTGATATTGATTTTGGAACTAGACCTAAGGAAGGTGATTTAATTTGGTTTCCGTTAGGAGAAAGATTATTTGAGATTAAGCAAGTTGAGCATGAGCAACCATTCTTCCAGTTAGGTAAGAACTATACATATGAACTTCAATGTGAACTATTCCAGTTACAAGACGAGATTATCGATACCAATGTTGTTGGTATAGATGAAAGATTAAGTGAAGAAGGATATATTACTACAGTAAGTCTTGCTGGTATAGGATCTACTGCTCAAGCATCTGTTGACACTTTTGCATTATCTGGTGCATTACGGAAGATTACATTAAATGATGATGGTTCTGGATATACTACAGTACCTTCTGTTAGTGTGTCACCATCTCCTGCTGGTGTATCAACATCTCTTGGTCAGGTAGTTGGATTTACAACCACTAGTGGCAACCTTGCTTCCATAGATTATGTTGCTATAACTAATCCAGGTTTTGCTTATGTTGAACCACCTACTATTGGATTTGGTACTCCAGGTGTGGGTGCTGCTGCTACTTCTACATTAACTAATAGTGGTATTGCATCTATTAGAATCACTCAACCAGGATTTAATTATGTTGCTCCACCTATAGTTACTATTCAACATCCACAGTATGTTGATAAACAGTATCAGTTTACTGGTATTGCGACTGCTGGAATGATGGAAATTGTTGGTATTAATACTATGGCAAATATTGCTATCGGTCATACTATTAACTTCAAGACTTTTGGTGCTGTGACACTTATTGGTGGTGCTAAAGTAACATCTATTGGTACTAGCAGTGTTGGTATTGGTACTTCTCTTGGTGGTACTGGAACTGCATCTGGTGTTACCTTTGTTGGTACTGGTGCTATGGTTGGTGCTAAGGCAGGTCAAGTACAAGCAACTGCTGTTGCTACATTGTCCAGTGATGCAATGTTTAGAATATATCTAACAGATGCTGGTGTTGGTTATGAAGCAACTCCAACTGTTTCTATTAGTGCTCCATTAAGTGTTGGTCTTGGAACTTATCATCTAAATGAAAGGGTTGTTGG